GAGAAAGAAATAACTGTCCCAACAGTATTTCCAGAACTGTTAGCAAATATAGAACGAATTGACTCGCCACCAGATGCAATCGAAAAGTTTTTATAACCGTCTATTCTAACAACTGTATTACTTGCTGTATTGTCGACAATTGATAACACCGTAGCATTTGCACTAGAAGTTAATCCATATAACGAATCACCAACCTTAATTGTTTGCGTATTTGCAATTCTTAAAACTGCATTTGCGTGATCCCTAAAGTCTGCATTACCAACAATTTCGCCAGACTCTGGAAATCCAAAATTAGGACTAGACAGAACCATATCAGCAAAAGTATTAATCTGACCAGACGAGGTATTTGCAAAAGTTATTGTTGGAGAAAGACTTCCAAATATATTGTTGCCACCTACCAAGGTTCTGCACGTAGCAATAGTAAACGTATCTGTTAGGTCGGTCGGTGCGATGGTAAAACTTGCTGGAGAGTCACCATCACCGCCAGCGATCAAGATGTCTGTGGTCCCTTGCGTTGAAGAGGTGTATCCAGAACCACCATCATTCAAGTTAAATACAATAACACCACCTTGATCAGCAATACCTGATACAACGACCTTACCGAAGAATCCCTTTACAGAGGAAACTAAATTTACAATATCACCGAGTCTATACTCAGCACCTGGGGATATGATCGAAAGTTCGCTGATACCTGCCTCGACGATAGGAGCATGCCCCGTTGACGAAAGATCAGTGATTATTCTTATTGGTTCTAAATGACCAAAAGTCCCTTTGATGTTACTCAAAAGGATTTGCATCATATCTCTACCACGGATGTTTCGTCTTACAACATCTTCAACTAATGCTTCGGCACCAGATTCAGCACCTTTGATAGTTTTGCCTATAAACTTGTAAGTATTCTCATCAAAATATGTTGCCAAGTATCTTTCAATTCTCCAATCACCATCAGATACTTTAAGAATTTGATCGGCAGGATAATCTACCTCAATTGATTCATTATATAAAACTCTGAATAATAGTTTATATGCCCTAAGTGTACCTCTTGATTGGTTTTGCTGTTTAACATATTTGATAAGTAATTTTTTATCAGCAACAACTTCTAGAGGAACGTTTGGTAAGAAAGTCTCAATAAAATAACTAATAAAATCATCAGTTGTCGTTGCAATATCTCTGTAATTATACAGATTGCGAATACCATCAGTTAATTTGTTTGACTGTTCTAGATACTCATAATATGCTTCCATGAACGCAAGGAAGTTTGCCCCCTCTTCCTTATAGAATTGGGGGAACTGTTCTGAAACTATTTTCGATAGTCTTTCAGAGACTGCCATTAGTCTGTCTCACCGACAATGGTTATAGTCGCATCATTAGATGTCATGATGAGAATCTGTTCTCTCACAGGAATTATATCAAGTTTTTCTGGAGTTGCTCTAACTTTCATTTCAATTCCAGCATATGCTGATGGTTGGAAATTCTCGATCGTAACTAAACCAGTATCATAGTTAACAGTTCCTGCTGCAGAAACAACAATAACCCTTTCTCTATTTGCATTATATCTGAATATTCTAACATTTCCTAACTCATCGTCATCAATCAGACAAGTGAAATTCAAATAGGTGAATTGCGTAGAAATTACTGTTCCTCGTCTAATCGCATTGTTGTATTGCAAAGTGACCTTTTCTGGTCTCTGCGTATTGGGAACAATTCTCTTTTCTAAAATCAATTGAGCATCGTTGTTGAATATTGCGCCAGTTGAGATGTTGTCAAGTGCACGAACAAATCTAGAGTATCTAAGTCTATTGCCAAATCGCTCTAAATTTAAAGATGAGAATGAATCAATAGCACTTCTAACTGCCAGTTCAATAGTACCTGTACTATCTGTCGTTGATGTCCGATCATAGTATGTTGTAATGTTTGGTAGTACGTAAGTATAATCTGGATCTATGAATACAGGATCGATTGACAGTGGTGTTCTAGTTATAATAGAATCTCTAAGTTGTTGTTTTCTAGTTATAGTAGCAAACTGCTCACCGAAAGGTTTAACTGCAATATACACCTTACCATAAACAGCAGGGTCTGCTTGTTCCCCACCAAAAGCAATCACGGACTGTAAATCAGAGTTCTCGCCAAGCAATATTCTCTGATAGTCGTTATCTACAATAGCACGATTCTGTGTCTGATAACTTCTTGGAGCATTAAACTTAATAGACTCAATACTCTCTTGATTACGACCACCAGACGATCTTGAGTTCAGAGTGATTGCTACTGAAGAATAACTTTCAGTAATACCACTAAGATCATCAACAGAGAATGTTGTTGCGCCATTGGTAACGTCTGCTGCACATACTAAGTATTCTACAATAACTACATTTCCGTTATCAAGTGCCTTTCCTAGTGAACCAGAACCAAAAATGATTTCATATCTTCCGTCAATTGCTTCCTCAATAAAATATATTCTCGACGTTGACGTGATTGTCTCTAAATCGCTTGCTTGAGTGTACTCCACAACAGTAGTATCAACTGCAGAGTTTTGAACTTTAACAGAGATACTGCTTGTATCTACATTTTGATTTGGTATAATATATCGTATCGGATTTGCAAAGTCAACATTAAATCTTTGAGTTAAAGGAATTCCCTCTTTAATTGTTACAGGGATTGTAAACGTATTCGCAGTATTTTTTACGGTGTATGCTTGTGGTGTGACGTAGGTATACTGAATGTCATCAATAGTCGTAACAAACTGAGAATTTTTAGGAATGGTAAACTGTGAAGTTGTATTCGCAACACCAGTAAATGTCAGTTGAACATTGGCAGATGCTCCGATTGATGATGTTGGTAGATAACCAAGCAATTTGGCATGAGAAACAACAGAGTCCCTCTGCTGTGCAGTATCAAGAAACATTTCATTTCCGAGCATGTTGACGTAGTATGCATTATAATGTGTATTATAAGCAAGCACATCAAGCATAGTTGCCATTGCCGAACCTTCAAAGTCGTAATCTCTAAATTGAGTTTGATTAGATAAGAAGGTCTTCAGATTCGATCTAATGTTCTCGAAATCTAATTCCGTAATTTGTAGATAAGTATTTGCTGTTGCCATTTACCTTACTCTCTCTAGAATAACATCCAATACCACTGGATCTGGATCATTGTTAACAAGAAACGCAACAGAAACTGTCATGGCATTTAAATCTGGTCTGTCTTCAACCAGAACTTCAATTAAATCTGCTCTTGGTTCTAAGTTAGTAATTACCTCACGAATCGTATTTTCCATTGCTTGCTTAATCGGAGGACTAAACAACTCAAATAAATAGTGTCTTATGCCACAACCTATATTTGACTTAAAGGGTCTTTCGTAGAAGTCTGTTAAGATCAATGACTTGACTGATTGCTTAACTGCCTCACGATTTGTTTTTTTAGTCAATTGTCCAGTGATTGGGTGTGGTATAAACCCTAGATCTATATCACTGAAAATTGTTGTTTTTGTTGCTGGCATTTATTTTTCCGTTTGATCTATTTAGTTAGTATTTTTAATTGCCTGAATTTCTGCTCTTCTGTCTTTACATAATTTTGTTATTTCAGCAAGTGCCTTTCTAGCACGTGTTCCTGCGGTTTTATTTCCTTGATTAAACTTCTCACTCTCAAAGGTATAAACCTCAAATAAACTTATTAAAGAATCATGTATATTCATCATTTTTTCCTTGACTAATAATAAAAAATCAGTTATAATAGGGATGTTCCCTTCAAGAACTATTTATACTAATTGATTAGAACAAAACTGAAGATTCAGTAAGAACATCACTTTGAGTTGTCGTTCCCGTTGAACCATTTACAAATATTGTACTAGAACCAGTTGTTAGTTTTCCCGAATCCACTGAATCGTTTACTCTTGCTACTTTAAGTCCAGCGACATATACGTCAGGACTTCCCTGTTTTACGGTTTCTATATGTGGTACGCAAGCATCACCAACCCTAATTAAGTGTGACACCGTTTTATCAGTTATTCTTGCTACCAATTTACCGTCAGCATATACAGTAGATTGTGATGGAGTATCTAATACTGTCGTAGTGTCGCACAAGTGACCAGTCGTAAGAGTATCTCCTTTTCTACACAATGCTGTCATTACGTCACCGACCCATCAAATGCTGTTGCCAACAAATCATCTGCTGTTGCTGTTGGTGGTGTCGTTATACCATCTTCACAACTTACTGCACGTCGAATCGTTAGAATGCCCCAACCTTTTGATGCGTTCTCTTTACTAAAAGATGTAACATTTAAATTGTTTCTCTGGTTTCCTCCGAGAATCTCAATACTTGTAGCATTTTGGTCACCAGTTGCAAATCCTACATGACCGAGACCAGAGTTTCTACCCCTTCTATAAAAGACCACAATGTCACCCTTCTTCACCTCAGATAAACTAACCTCCTTACCGTAATTAGCATATGCTCTAGATGACATTGTCTGTATATACTTATTACCAGAACGTTTAAGAGTGGCACCAACAAAACCTGCGCACCATGCTGTCTCATCCGCATACTGAGAACCATTGTATCCAATCTCGTCCCAAAGTGCTGCAATCTTTGGATTATCTCCAGTTTCTGCCCAACCACCTTCGAGATAATTTGCGTAAGCAATATCCCAAGGATTAACTTGAGTGAGTCCTCCACAATTGCTTGTAGACTTCTCCTGATATATTGGTTCCTCTTTCTTACCTGTTTGTGGGTTTGTAACTTGTTCTACTTGTTCCGCATTATCTGGGTGATTATTCGGTACTTCAGTAGTTTTAACTTCAACGATATTCTTTTCATAAGGAACTGGTGGATCCACATAAACCGAATCTCCTTTAGAGTATCCAGTCCCTGGTGGATTCAAATCAATCTTTGGTGCTTTGAATGTCATCGTCCCACCAGATTGAATTCTACACTCAGCACCAACAGAAATATCTAATGCGCCATCTACAACAAGTTTACAACTACCTCCGATATGAACCTGTTTTCTCCCAGCAACAATCTCATAACCATCTCCAACGACA